GATTATATAGCAGGTCTTGGCATTGCAGACAATAATAATGTATATTGCGGCAAGCTTGATAATAAAAAAGATAAGAGCATAGGAGTATATAATCTTAACAGACAAAGACCTCTACAGACGGCTGTAGGAGGTTTAAATAACAGCTCTTATCGTATTAAGTCTGTAAGTATATTAGTACACTGGAATAAGAGTGTAAGAGATACAGAAGAAACCTCGGAACAGCTCTATAATATGCTTAGAGACACCAACAATAAAATAATCAATGATACAAAGCTTCTATTTACTAAAATGCAGGTTGATGGACCTGTGGATGTAGGGACAGATGATAAAGGTATCTTTGAGAGTGTAATAGAATTAGATATTTATTATGAAAGGTAGGTAAAGGTATGGCACAGAATACTAAATTAGCTGGATATAATGCAGGGGCAACACCTCTTACTGGTGTAAATCCAGTGCATACAATTCAGTTTGGTGTGTGTATAACAGGAAGAAAGAGCACAGATACACCGGAAACAGTAGAAACAAAGGTTGTAAAAGATGCAGAGAGCTTAAGCATATCCGTGGATGGAACTATTGAGGAATGGAATCCAATGGATCAGGCAGGCTGGACAAGAAGACTTACAACAGGTAAATCATTGGGTATGACTATGGGTGGTAAGCGTAATTATGGTGATGAAGGTAATGATTATATCGCAAGCCTGGCTTTAAAGACAGGACAGGAATGTAATACCTGGGTTTCAATTATTTTCCCAAACCTTGACCAGCTTCTTATCCCAGCAGTTATAAATGTAACTTCCCTTGGAGGAGACTCAACAAGCATTGATGCACTTGAATGGGAAGCACAGTCAGATGGAAAACCAACATATATTCCATATACAGAATAAAAAAGAAAGAGAGAATTTGAATAATGGCAAAGACAGATTTTAAAGTAATAGACATATCAATGAAGATTACAAACCAGTTACCTATGGTTCGGATTACTGATGACTTAGTGGTAACTGTGAATAACAGAAAGAACACAATTCTTAATGTACAGGCTATGGCTGCTGAGGCTGAAAAGAAGAAAGATAGTGACAACGGAATGGGATTTATAACAAAGGCTCTCGAAATGCTTATTGGCAAAGAGGCAGCAGATAAGATTGAGGCTATGGACTTACCGCTTCCAGAATACAAGGAAATGTATAATGCAATAATGGGTGTTGCCACAGGAACATATGGAGAGGAAAATACACCCTCATAGTGAAATATATTATGACATATATGATGACTGGGAATTGATAGAGTCAAGCTTCCTGCAACAGTATGGCATACGATTACGAACGGAAGATGATATGTCTTGGGCGGAATTTTGTTCTTTATTATCTGGAATAATGCCAGAGACACCGCTTGGCAGAGTGGTGAGCATAAGGGCAGAAAAAGATATGAAAGTCATAAGAAACTTTACTAAGGAACAGAAGAAGATACACAATGACTGGCTTCTGAAACGTAATAACAGAGTGGTAGGAACACCACAGTATATAGAACATTGGACACGATTACAAAGAGATTTTAAGGCTGCTTACTCAAAGAAGTAGGCAGCTTTTTAATTGTGTCAGAAAGGAGGGAGAATGTCAGATACAGTAGGTCAGATAGCTCTGGAACTTGGAATAGATAGTTCACAGATAGTTAATCAGCTTACAGGAGCTTCTAATAAGGCAGCTAAGCAGGCAACAACTATCTTTTCTGGGCTTGGTAAGAAGATAGCCGCAGGATTAAGTATAGCGGCAGTTACTAAGTTTACGAAAGATTGCATAGAAGTAGGTTCTAATGTAACAGAAGTACAGAATGTCGTAGATACAGCATTTAAGGACTTAAGCTGGCAGGCAGACCAGTGGGCTTCCAATGCTATGATTAACTTTGGCTTATCGGAATTATCAGCCAAGAAGTATATGGGTGTGTTTGGCCAGATGAGTAATGCTATGGGTATTACAGGTAAGGCGGCATTGGATATGGCTGAAAATGTTACAGGATTAACCGGTGATGTTGCATCATTCTATAATCTGGGGACAGATGAGGCATATACAAAGCTTAAGTCTATATGGACTGGAGAGACAGAGACACTTAAGGATTTAGGTGTAATAATGACTCAGACTAACTTAGACCAGTATGCACTTAATAACGGCTTCGGTAAGACTACAGCCAAGATGACAGAGCAGGAAAAAGTAATGCTACGTTATCAGTACGTTACAAGTGCTTTATCTAATGCCACAGGAGATTTTGTTAAGACACAGGACTCCTGGGCGAACCAGACAAGAATACTTTCACTACGATTTGAGCAGTTAAAGGCCTCTCTTGGTAAAGGCTTCATAGCATTGTTTACACCTATTCTGCGTGGCTTTAACAACTTGCTGGCAGGATTACAGAAGGTTGCGGATGGCTTTTCCAGCTTTGTGCAAATGCTCACAGGAGCAGATGTATCAACCTCTATGGGTTCGATAAGTTCGGATATAGCTGGTATAGGAGATGATGCATCTAGCGCAGCGGATAATGTAGGTGATATAGGAAGTGCAGCCAAGAAGACTGCTAAAGACATAGAAAAGTCGCTTGCAGGCTTTGACCAGATAAATAAGCTGACAGAGCCAACAGATGATAGTTCTGATTCAAGCGGTAGTACAGGTGGAACATCTTCAGGAATCGGAAGTGTTGACCTTGTACCAGATGTGAGTGGAAGTACATCTAATGCAACATCTGCAATTAGTGATTTTGTAAATAAGGCAAAGAAAGAATTAGATAAACTCCGCAAATGGAGTGTATCGACATTTTCTCCATCTATGTCAAAAATATGGGATGGACTTACAAAAAATACAGATACAGCCAAGAAAAACCTAACAAGTGCGTTTAACGATATAAAAGCATTAGGACCGCCGTTGTTAAATTATTTTAATGGTCAATTTACAAATTATCTTGTAACATGGGTCGACACTAATGGCAGTATATTAAATGGATTATTTGATAGCTTTAATACAGTCTTTTCGGATGTATGGAATAAAGCAACATATCCTATAATTGCAAATTTTGTTTCTGTTGGATTACCAATGCTGACGGATTTTGCATCCCAGACGTTATCTTTAAATGGAACAATATTTGATACATTTAAAGCATCTTGGAATTCTTTATGGAGCGAAGGTGTAAGTCCAGCCATTGAATCTATATCAAATGTATGGATTGGCTTGGTTAATACAATGGCAGGGGCATGGAACGAATGGGGAGAGCCGATATTTACTGGGATAAAAGCGGCTGTTAAGACTACCGGAGATGTATTCTTAGACATTTGGAATAATATGCTTCAGCCAGTCTGGGAGAATGCTTTAGATGTAATTGATAGAGTATGGAGTGAACATTTACAGCCATTACTTGCTAATTTTCTTGATTTTGTCGGTGAAGTGGTTACATGTGCTACGACAATATATAACAACTTTATTGCACCTGTAGTTGGATTTTTATCTGAACTATTAGGACCAATATTTATAGCAATATTTGATTCTATAGGAAATAAGGTTGGAGTTGTCGTTGAAACCATAGCTGATTTAATGAACGATACAATTACTGTATTTAAAGGAGTTATACAGTTCATTAAGAGTGTTTTTTCTGGCGATTGGGAAGGTGCTTGGAATGGTATAGTTACGGCTTTTGATGGCATATTTAGCGGAATTGCTGATATTGCAAAAGGTCCTATTAATATGGTGATTGGCTTAATTAATGGATTACTTTCAGGAATGCAGAGAGGAATTAATGCTGTTGTAAAAGGTGTAAATAAATTAAGCTTTAAAGTACCAAACTGGGTACCGGGTATAGGTGGCGAAGATTTTGGATTCCATTTACCGGAAGCCGACTTCTCCAAGATTCCATACCTTGCACAAGGTGGATATGTTAAGCCTAATACCCCACAGCTTGCCATGATTGGCGATAACAGGCATCAGGGCGAAGTTGTAGCACCAGAAGGTAAGCTTCTTGATATGGCACAGAAGGCAGCAGCTATGGCATCTAGTGCGGAGTTATTGGCAGAGGCTATAAGTATTCTTAAGCAGATACTTAAGATACTTGAAACACGGGACCTTGATATACAGCTTGATGGAAAGAGTCTTAAGAAATATGTGGTTGATAAGATTAACGAGCATACAAAGCAAACAGGAAAATGTGAGATTATAACTTAACAAGGATGTGATGAATTGATACTGAGATGTGACGGACAGGAACTGCCGGCTCCTGTGTCCATCAAGGTGGATGATGAGATTATATGGTCTTCTTCTACAGGACGAGCACTTGACGGAACAATGTTGGGTGATGTTGTCGCTGAAAAGAAGACCTTATCTATTAATTGGGGAATATTGAAGGAAGATGAGATGGCACTTATTAAGAACAAACTCATCGCCGGATTCTTCCCGATAACATTCCATGATGATGGACAGGATATAACAATAACAAGCTATAGAGGTACATTAAGTAAAGAGGTGCTGGGTGATATAGGGGACGGTAACTATTATTACAGAAGTGCCAGTGTATCTATAATACAGCAGTAAGGAGCAGAACATGAAAAAGACAATGACTATTAAACAGATTGATAATAGTGCAACAATGCTTAAGAATTTACAGGGATTAAGAAAGCATTGGCCTGTAAAGGTAAACTATGCGATCGCAAAGAATCTTAAGACATTGTTAGGAGAAGTAGATATTTTTGTAGCACAGCGAACAGAAGTAATACAGAATAATGTGCTTAAAGATGAAAATGGGAATGCTGTCATGAATGGAGATTCTTACCAGTTCCCAGAAGGTAAAGAGCAGGAAGTTGTAAAAGAAATTGATGAGATGTACAACATGGAAACGGATGTTGATGTACATATGATTAAGATGGAAGACATATCTGTATGTGATTCTGACAGCAGATACGATGGAACAACATTAGAGGATATTGCAGCCATTGAATTTATGATCGAGGATTAAGCCTATGTATAATAATGTATCAGAGCAATTTGCGACAACGATTAGATCACCATCGCGAACATTTAACTTACGATTAAAGATAAATGGTAAGTGGATTGACGCTGGCTTTAAAAAGATGAGCTATGAGACCGCTTCCACATCTGATGAGGGTATACAGATAGGTTCGGCTGTTGCAGCTAAGATAGAACTGACAGTAAAAAGAATAAATGAGTTGTTTGAAAACACAGAGATACCTATAGAGATAGGATTGAAACTGCCAAGCGGAAAGTATGAGTATATTCCACTTGGCTTTTTTACTGCAGAACATCCAACGCTTGACCAGGCAACCACAACATTTACGGCTTACGACAGAATGATGAAGACCACAGGTGTATATGTATCTGAATTGACATATCCTGCAAGTGCAGAATCTGTTTTAAAAGAGATAAGTACTGGATGTGGCGTTCCCTGTAATGTATCTGGCTTGAATGGAATAACTATTGATACTGCACCGGTAGGATATACCTATCGTGAGGTTATCGGATATATCGCTTCTTTAGCTGGAGGTTTTGCTTGCGTAGACAGAACTGGAACAATTGTTATTAAGTGGTATGAGGATAATGGCTATACGATAAATGAATCACGAATAATGACATTTGAAAAGAATGAGAGTGATTACCATTTAGATTATCTTACATGTAATGTTGACAGTAATACTTCTTTTACAGTAGGAAGTGGAACTTTGGGAATAACATTTGATAATCCACTTACAACAGAAGAAAAGCTTAACTCTGTATACAAGAAAGTAAGAGGATTTGCGTATAGAGGCGCAAGCTTAAAGACGCTAGGAGATATTCGACTGGATCCATGGGATATTGTAACTGTTGAAGAATTAGGTAAGACTTATAAGGTTCCGGTTATGAATATAACTCAGGAATATGATGGAGGTCTTGCCATGACTATTACAGCTTATGGCAAAACAGAAACTGAAACAGAGACAGATTATAAAGGACCATCTACTAAGCTTGCAGAACGAACATATGCGGAAATGATGCTTACTAAGGAACTGGTTTCTAAAAAGGTAGATGCAGAATGGGTTAAGGCTAATACGGTAACTGCAGAGACTATTGTGTCTGTAAACAATGAGCTGCAGTATATTAAGAACAATTACCTTAAATCTAATGAGGCAGACATAAAGTTTGCAACAATAGAAGAGGAAAAGGTAATAAAATCTGGCATAGAGCAGCTTAATGTTAAATATGAGAAAGTAGGCATATTAGATGGTGATGTTGCTGGTATTAAAACATTAATGTTTGGCTCTTCCACTGGCGAAAGCATTACTACAGATTTTGCAAATAGTGTTGTGAGCATGATAGGTACAGCACAGATTAAGGATTCTATGATAGATTCCTTAGATGCAAAGAAAATAAAGGCTCTGGATGTTGACACAACAGATGTAAAGGTACACAGCAAAGACGGCAAATCACAGTGGAGAGATAATACCATTCAGATTAGTGATAGCACAAGGCTTCGCGTTCAGATCGGAAAAGATGCATCAGGTGACTATAACATGTATGTGTGGGATTCAAAAGGCAGCTTGATGTTTGACGCGCTAGGTCTTACAGAACAAGGTGTACAGCGTAAAATTATCCGAAATGACATGGTAAAAGAAGATGCAAATATATCTGCTGGAAAACTGGATATAGGAAGCTTGTTTGAGGTTATAAACAAGGATGGAAGCCATACGCTTAAGAGCAACAAGATATATTTGGATGATGCCTCCCAGACACTTAATGTTCTTCTGCAGGATATAAAAACCAGCTCTGGAAAGGATTATTCCGAATGGGGCAGTTTATTAAAGCAGTCCGACGATTTTATAACGCAAAAGTTATGGTGGACTGAGAACATAGACGGAACTAGTGTTAAGGAGAAGTTTTCCAATGTAAACCAGACGCTGCAGGAATATAGTGTAAGTTTATCTAATATGGCCAAGTATGACGATGAAATATACCTGATATCTTATGTGCCAACGAAGGATAATTATCCGGCTTGGGATTGGTGTGTTCCTGTTTATCCATCAGATACCCAGTTTCCAAGGGAAGAAACATGGCAGTACAACGATACTGAGTGGGATAAGTATATTGGAAAGATTGCTTACTGGGAAAACGAAGGAAGAGCATGGCGGTTTATTCGTAATGAGGATGGAAGCCATGGCTGGAAAGAGATTCCAAATTCGGAAACAGCTTATATGTTAAGACAAAATTCTGCATTAAGAATCAATCTTGATAGCATAAGTAGCAGTTTGTCATTAACTCAGCAGGATTTAAAGGGCAATTATAGCACAACAACGCAGATGAATAACGCTATAACACAAGCAATAACTAAGGAAAGTAATAGTATTAAGCTAGAAGTATCTGGCACCTATGCAACTAAAAATGATATTAATAATCTACAAATTGGTGGAGTCAATAGATTCATAAAAAGCACTGTAACTCCTAATAAGTATATAACAGCCACTGGCATAATAACAGATGGCGGTAACTATTGGGATTTGACGGACTACATAGATGTGTCTAAGTGGAAAAACTATGTAGCGAGTGGATGGACCAATCTGGGTAATGCACCGGCTACTTGTTTTTATGACAGCAATAAAAAGTTTATCAGCGGAGTAGCAGATAAATCTACTGGAGTAAGAGGTTCTCTGCCAGTTCCTTCTAATGCTGTATATATGCGTTTTAGCTTTGCACATGTAGATACAAACAAGCTAAAAATAGAAAAGGGTACAAAAGCTACAGATTAT